ATCCGTGACCAAGGTTTTTACCACGGGGTGTCCAACTTGTTATTGCAATTTGCGGAAAAAACTATTTGCAATCCTACTCAGCATTGTAATGGTAGCTGGATTGCTACCGACCGTAGCCTTTGCTGCGGAAAACTACGATCTGTATGTAAACGGCGAACAGTTCACAAGCGAAAAGCTCTCTATCGCTTGTGGAGAAGGAACCGCAAGCTATGACCCGAATACAAAGACCCTTACGCTTAACAATGCCGCAATTACAAACGGCGGCAAAAGTGATGAAAGTCCTAAGTACGGTATCAGAGTAGTCGGAGACACCGATTTAACGATCAAACTTTCCGGCACAAACAGCATTACTTTAGATAACGGCGGCGGAATTTTTGCAGACGGTAGCAGTGATAATTACAATATTATCGGTAACGGTAAGCTTACAATCAATGTAAAATGGGATGCACTCTATACGCTTAATGGCAACATCAGCATATCCGAAGGTGCAGAGCTTGATATAACTTCTGCCAAGGGCTGCGGAATTACTTCTTATAATAAAGGAATACTTTCCATTGACGGCGCAAAGGTTGCGGTTTCTTCCTATTACACTGCTGCAAGCGCCAAGGAACTGGAAATCAAAAACAACAGTGAGGTTGTTTTGATCGCAAGCGCGGATCAATTTAACGCAGCGTATATGGGCGATGAAAACGGCGCGGGCAAAATTGAGATTATCAACTCCAAGGTGGAAGCAACAAGCTATTATCCCGCTTTGTTTACCGAGGGCAATCTGACGGTTAACGGCGGCGAGGTAAAATGCACCTCTACTGCGGACGGCGCAATATGGACAAAAGGCAATATTCTGATCAAGGGCGGCGCCAAAGTAACCACTGACAGTAAATACCCCATGGGCGGTAACGGATCTTTCACCGTAGAAGAAGCAGAGATTGATGCAAAGAATACGAATGAGAATAATATCCCTGCAATTTTCGATGAAAGTGTGCCTGTGATTGCCGATGGCTATCACCTGAACTATGCAAAAGCCGTAGACTCGGAAGGAACAGAAATTGACCTGCTTTCCAGCGGTACTCAGTACTTTGCACTTTATAAAAATGTCCATTTTATCACAAAGGCTGTCTATCCGGTTTCTTTCGTTGTAACGCCAGACGGTCTGACTAATGTTGTTGTGAAAGTGAATGGTCAGGAGGTTACCGGCTCTGTCAGTTTGGAAGCAGGAACTTACCCTGTTGAGGTAACAGCCGATAATTGCAAAGCATACACCGGCAATATAACGATCACCGCCGATGCGGCAACGCATACACAGACGATTGCAATGACTTATTTACCTGCCGACTACACTAAGGTTGACGCAGCCATCGCCAAGGCAAACGCACTGAACAAGGATGACTACAAGGACTTCTCCGGTGTGGAAGCTGCCGTTAATGCCGTCGTTCGTGACAAGAATATCACTGAGCAGAGCGAAGTTGACGCAATGGCACAGGCTATCGAAGATGCGATTGCTGCCCTGCAATACAAGGATGCTGATTACACAAAGGTTGATGCAGCCATTGCCAAAGCAAATGTACTGAATAAGGATAACTACAAGGACTTCACCGGTGTGGAAGCTGCTGTCAAGGCTGTTGTCCGTGACAAGAACATTACCGAGCAGACCGAGGTAGATGCGATGGCGAAGGCTATTGAAGATGCCATTGCTGCCCTGCAATACAAGGATGCCGATTACACAAAGGTAGATGCAGCCATTGCCAAAGCAAACGCACTGAACAAGGACAACTACAAGGACTTCACCGGCGTGGAAGCCGCCGTCAATGCCGTTGTCCGTGGCAAGAACATCACTGAACAGAGCGAAGTGGATGCAATGGCGAAGGCTATTGAAGATGCCATTGCTGCCCTGCAATACACGGATGCAGATTACACAAAGGTTGATGCAGCCATTGCCAAAGCAAATGCTTTGAAGAAGGATGACTACAAGGATTTCTCCGGTGTGGAAACCGCTGTCAAGGCTGTTGTCCGTGGTAAAAATATTACGGAGCAGACCGAAGTGGATGCAATGGCGAAGGCTATTGAAGATGCCATTGCTGCTCTTGAGAAAAAGCCTGCCAGTACCAAACCGGGAACATCCGATAAGAGTCCGCAGACGGGCGATACAAGCAACCTTGCTTTGTGGATTTCCCTGCTGTTTGTCAGCGGCGGTGCAGCCATCGGCACAACGGTTGTAAGCAGGAAGAAAAAGTACAACAGATAATTGAATAGCGTTCCTTTGCTCCATCTTCCGAGCAAGAAAAAAGCGTCGTAGCAATACGGCGCTTTTTTGTTACCCAGAAGTAACAAACAGCGGCTTTTGAATGGTTGGCGGTAAAGGATACCGCCGCTAAAACAAAGCCGCTCACATCGAAAGAAAACGCCCAAAATCGCCCCGAAACCATACAGCGGGGTCAGGTTTTGGGCGTTTCTGCGTTTCGGGAGCAAATCGGCAATTCGGCAGTGAAAAGGAGGTGCCCGCTATGCCCCGTATGCCGAAATACCTCAAGAGAGAATGGCTTTGCAGGAAGCAGATGTTGCCTGATTGACTTTACGCACAGCTATGTGCTTTGGAGATTTTTCAAAAAGTATCTCAAAACCACTTGACAGAATGCCTCCGTTCTACAAACCATCGTCCGATGTTGTTTCCGGTAAGGTCTGCGCTGCGCTCGAAAAACAGATAGCTCTGGTGACCGCCGATCCATATCGTATAGCGGTCACCCTGGCCTCCGGCTTTCAGCGCAGGAGCTTGACGGATATCGGATACACGGTCTATCTCATATTTCTCGCCGTCCTCCCAAGTGATGATCCTTGGAAACATCGTGCCGTCCGCTGCAAAATCTGCTTTGACGGCTACATACACTTTCGGCGGCTTAGTCGCAGTAGCAGTCTGCATCATCCGGCACCTCCATATTGGCGAGGAAGTTACTCCGCGCCGAAATCGGCGGCTCAATGAGCTTATAGCCCTTCCATTTCATGACCCGAAATTTAAAATCGAGCAGTTCTATGGGGACATACAGCTTGGCTGCCGCCGTGAAAAATGTTGTGTCCCTGTTCAGGGTATCGAGCACCTCTTCATCGTTGAGCAGGTACTCAGCGGCGAAGAGGTTCGCTTCTTTTTCTGTAAGAGAGCTCTCGTCAAAGAGCCCTATATCGTGAAATGCCTTGACGCCCGATTTGCGATGAAGTACTGCGTGCCCCAGCTCATGCGAAACGATAATCCTTTGGATAACGACCGGCAGGTTGCAGTTGACGGTAATCGTGCGTATCCGCTTGCTCTCAAGATAGAACCCCTTGATGGCGTCGGGGTCTGTTCCGAGCGGCTGATAGAGCAATTTGATACCCATATCTGCGCACAGGCGAAACGGGTCGCGCTCACAGTACTTTCTCTGCAGAGACTCAACTGCCTCGCACACATCTGCGTATGACATTGCCACACCCCCTTGTATCTGAAAAAGGGTATAAAAATCCCTTTGTGAGTATTATAAACTCAGAACTGTACCATAAACAGGACAGTATCAAGACTTGCGACCGAATTTTGCCTTTGCTTCTTCTTTGCAGGTCACATAGGCAGTCATGACAGCCTGGAAAAAAGCGTCCTTCTGATCCTGGGACAGTTCACCGCCCGCAAACAAAGCAGCGTTGTCCCGCAACAGCTCATCCATATCCCGGACACCTTTTGCCCCATACAGTTCACGAGCCTGCTCAATATACTCGTCCTTCTCTATATCTTCCAAGGGATTCGTGCAGTCGTCATCTGAAAGATACCTTACGGACACCTTGAGGGCGTGCGCCAATTTTTCTGTGGTAGATTTCCTGGCTCTTGCACCGCCGGACTCATAAGAGGCAATGGTCCGCTGGGATACGCCGACCTCCTGAGCGAGGTCATGCTGCGTCATCTTTGCGACCTCACGGGCTCGTTTAATCTTGTCGGAAAAAGTCATAACCAATCTCCTCCGCTGTAGATTTTCGTTCTGTAACTTCATCAACTTCATTGAAGCTATTGACAGAACTTCATCCTGTGATTATAATTTGAAATGAAGTTTATGAAGTTCTGCAATCATTATATGCGATACAACTTCATCTTGTCAAGAGCAAATTGTGAAGTTTTTCTGAAATGAGGCGGTCAATATGGAAAGAGCAATTCTTCATAGTGATTTGAACTGCTTTTATGCATCGGTCGAAATGATGCTCGACCCACGGCTTAGAGGCAAAGCAGTAGCGGTATGCGGCTGCACCGAGGATAGGCACGGTATCGTCCTTGCGAAATCCGAAAAAGCAAAACGGGCGGGTGTGAAAACCGGCATGGTCAACTGGGAGGCGCAGCGCTGCTGTAAGGATCTTATTATTGTACCGCCACAGTACGACCAGTACCTCAAGTACTCCAAGCTGACCCAAGCTATCTACCAAAGATACACCGACATGGTGGAGCCTTTCGGTATGGATGAATGCTGGCTTGATGTCACAGGCAGTCGTGCCGTCTGCGGCGATGCAATGAATATAGCTGAGCAGATTCGCCGCTCTGTACGGGAAGAACTTGGCCTGACAGTCAGCATTGGGGTTTCCTTTAATAAGGTGTTCGCCAAACTGGGATCTGATATGAAGAAGCCGGATGCCATCACAGAGATTTCAAGCGACGCTTTCAGAGAAAAAGTGTGGCCACTCCCATGCAGCGATATGATTTACTGCGGCCCAGCCACCACTAAGAAGCTGGCGCAGTATGGTGTCCGCTCTATCGGAGATGTTGCCGCTTGTGACCCAGTGTTTCTGAAGGGGCTTCTTGGCGTGAACGGACTTGGCCTGTGGAGCTACGCCAACGGCAGGGACAATTCCAGGGTCATGCACAAGGATTTTGTGTCACCCATCAAATCGGTGGGGCATGGTATAACCTGCATATCCGATCTGGAAAACGAGGATGAAGTGCGGAAAGTGATTCTTGCGCTCTCACAGGATATTGGTCATAAACTGCGTGTACACGGCCTTTCAACCCGTACCGTTCAAATCCATGTCCGAGGAAACGACCTTTTCGGTTCGCAATTTCAGTGCAAGCTCCCAATCAAAACACAGCTTCCGTCAGAAATCGCTGCCGCCGCTTTCCGCTGCTTTCAGGAGCGATATACCTGGAACACAAAGGTTCGAGCGGTGACCGTCCGCGCTATAGAGCTTTCCCCGAAGAGCGATGCGGAGCAGGTTTCGCTGTTCGACAATGTGCAGCAGCGCATAGCCAAGGAAAAGGTACAGGATGCCGTGGAGGAGATACGGGGTCGTTTCGGCAAAGCCGCCGTCACTTATGCATCTCTGCTTGGCGACTTAAAAATGCCCGCAGACGGACGAGATAAGGTTAAAATGCCGGGTATTATGTATCAATAGCGCAGGTTTTGTAAAAATTTCATCCAAACTACTTGACAAGGTACGGTTCTATGGATATAATATTGTTAGCATAACTGCTAACAAGCGAACAAGCAGCCGTGCTAATTCGATTCACCGTTGTGATGAGAGTTGCCCGTAATTTATGATAAGAGTGCCGAGAAGAAAACAAATAGGCGAAAATGAATCAATAACAGGGCTTATAATGTAAAGTAGAAAAGGTGAACGACATGAACACACAGTACCAGAATTTTGGAGAGTTCCTTCAAAGGAAACGCACAGAGAAACAAATCACGCTCCGCAAAATGGCGGAAATGATAGGGATCACTGCGCCCTATTTGACCGACATCGAGAAGGATCGCCGCAATCCTCCCGAAATGGAGAAGTTGGAGCTGATTTCCCAAATTCTCATGCTGAACGACGAGGATAAGACTACGATGTACGATCTGGCCGGCAAGAAGAGAAACTCTGTTGCCCCAGACCTGCCTGACTATATCATGGAACACGACTATGTGTCCGCTGCGCTTCGCACGGCACGTGACCTTGATGCAAGCGAGGCTGACTGGTTGAAGTTCGTCGAGGAGCTCCGGCAGCGAAAGGGGTAATTTATAAAGATGTACACTCCCTCTCTTCGAGTGAAGAACAACGGCGTACCGATTTTGAGCAAAGCCGAGATCGATGCCATCGGAGAGCGTTTCGTACAGGATTTTCAGCCGGAAGTCCTGACGAACCCCTCTCCCGTGGACATTGAGGGCTTTATTGAATTCTATCTCGGAATGACGCCGGATTATCAATATCTGTCCCATAATGGCGTGTACCTTGGGATGACTGTTTTTAACGACACCAATAAGGTGCCGGTTTTTGACCCTGCCACAAATCGGGCGGAGTATATCAGTGCCAAGGCCCGTACCGTCATCATCGACAACCGCCTTCTGGATGAGAGCCAACGGCATCGTTACCGCTTTACGCTCGGACATGAGGGTGGGCATGACATCTTCCATTCCGGCTATTTCTCGTATAACCCCGACCAGGTATCCATTTTTGACGATGAGCTCATCGCCCCCATGATACAGTGCCGGGTCGACAATGGCATGACAAATAAATCGGACACTCGCAAATGGGACGACCATGACTGGATGGAATGGCAGGCCAACCATCTGTCCGCTGCCGTTTTGATGCCGAAGACACCCATCATACAAATGGCAAAGTACCACGGGGACAAGCTGAAATATCCTCCCTCTATGGGGATGTTTATCGCCCAAGTCTCCGCAGTCTTTGATGTTTCCATCCAGGCGGCGACAAACAGGCTCAAAGACCTCGGTTACATCAAAACCAACGATACGACCGATTATTCCTACGCTTCTGCCATCATGGATTTTGCAGGCGTGGTCGGTTCTTGAGCGTCCATATCGAAAACTACAGCGGGTTTTACCGCCCGCTGTGTTTTTTTACAGCAAGCGTTAGCAAGTTTGCTAACAAGGTAACATTAAGGAGGTGGTGCCTATGACTACTGCAAGAAAGGAGGACCCCGATGGTAGCGTACCGAGATTGTAAAGGACATCTCGTCTGCATGGCGGATGCCCAGACAGGGATCGTTGAGATCCAGCACAAAGACCGTGCGGTAAGAATGACCGTGCCTGTGGGCGACAGCTTCACAGTAACACTGCGAGATACCGAAACGGTTATGACGCGAATCAGCACAAGGGCTTTTCATGTAAAAAGCCATCCCCGTGCTGCGTAAGCACAAAAGAGAATAACAAGTCCGCAGAGCTGCAAGACGGCCAGGATTTAGCCTCCCCTTCGTGGGGTGCGCTATGTCCCGGCCGTCTTTTGTTTTTCTCGAAGATCTGAAAAACCTTATATACCCCTTGGGGCAAGTAGCCCCACCAAATTTAATCTCAAAGCCTTGAGATGCGCATTAGAGGCGGCGGGATACATAGAGAACCGAAAACCCCACCAAGGATTTTTTGAACTCGATGTACCCACCGTGCTTTGCCATGCCTTCTTGTAGGTTCTGTCTGCCGGTGTTGTCCATCGTGACCACCGGCTCTTTTTGTGTCCCGACCGCTCAGTGCCGTCTCAAGCGGAAAGGACACATTATGAAAATCAAATACGCATTCTTGGACGGAACAGTGACGGAGGTCGAGGTTTCTGACGAAATCGGTGCCGTCATCATCGACAGCCGTAAGGCGGAGCACGCGCAGGACGAGCGTCATCGCTACCATTGCTACTCCTACGACGCCATCGACTACGAGGGCGAGGAGTACGGTGCTTGCGACGAATATGCCGTAGAGGATGATTCGGCAGAACAGACCGCTCGTATCCGAGAAGCCTTCTCGCATTTGACTGCCACCCAGCAGCGCCGGCTTCGAATGTACGCAAACGGCAAGACCCTGCGGGAAATCGCTGCCATCGAAGAGGCCAGCTTTCAGTCTGTTTCCGAGTCCATCGAGGCAGGCAGAAAAAAGTTTTTGAAAATTTTCCGCCAGACACCCTGACAAATCCACGATTTTTCTGGGTACACCGGAAGGCAACAAAATACAAGCCCTCCGGAAAGGACGGTAACCTCGTATGAGACACAACTTGAATATCCGTGTTTCAGACAAGCCCAGAAACGGCGGCGTAGTTGCTTGCAGAACGGTCAGCATCCGCGAGAAACTCTTCACCCTGCTTCTGGGTCCCAAGCAGAAGGTCATGGTCGTGGTTCCCGGCAACTCGGTCGAGTCCATTGCCATCACCGAAGTTCCGATGGGAGGTGGTGTACATGAGTAAGGTCAAGCTCCTGCTCGATGTGGTCGAGGATCTTCGCTCACTGGCGGACAGCGTTCAGGCTGTGGCAGATGCCATGGTGCAGAATGAGCCGACTGTCGATGCAGAGGCGAAGACGCCTGCACCCGTTCCCAAGAAGGAACTGACGCTGGAAGAAGTCCGAGCAGTCCTCGGTGAAAAGAGCCGAGCCGGATTCACGGCCGAGATCCAGGCGCTCCTCAAAAAGTACGGCGCTCCGAAGCTCTCCGGCATCGACCCCAAGCACTACGAGGCACTGCTCAAGGATGTGGAGGTGCTGAAAGATGCCCCCTAATCGTCACGCAGTCCTCTCGGCCTCTTCCTCCCACCGCTGGCTCCACTGCAATCCATCCGCAAGGTTGGAATTGGAGTTCGAGGACAGAGAAACGGAAGCCGCAGCCGAAGGCACCGCCGCTCATGCGCTGGCGGAACACAAGCTCCGCAAGGCGCTGAAGATGCGCTCCACCCGCCCGGTCAGCAAGTACGACTCCGACGAAATGGAGATGTACACGGACGGCTACCTGGAATTCGTTCTGGAAGCCATCGAGGAAGCCCGGCAGGACTGCCCGGACCCCAAGGTGCTCATTGAGCAGCGGCTGGACTTCTCCTGCTATGTGCCGGACGGTTTCGGCACAGGCGACTGCCTCATCGTGGCAGACAAGCTCCTCCACATTATCGATCTGAAGTACGGCCAGGGCGTGTTGGTGAATGCCGAGGAAAATCCGCAGATGATGCTGTATGCGCTCGGCGCACTCCGTATCTTCGATTGTCTCTACGACATTGAGACAGTTTCTATGACCATCTACCAGCCGCGCCGAGAGAATGTCAGCACCTGGGTCATTTCCGTTGCCGAGCTTCGGGATTGGGCGGAAAAGACACTGAAACCCAAGGCCGAGCTTGCCTTCAAAGGCGAAGGTGAATACTGCCCCGGAAGCTGGTGCCAATTCTGCAAGGCGGCGGTCAAGTGCCGTGCCAGAGCCGATGCCAAGCTCCAACTCGCAAAATACGAGTTTGCCCAGCCGCCTCTGCTTTCCGATGCGGAGATCGGCGACATTCTCGGCAAGCTGGATGACCTCACTAAATGGGCAAATGAACTCATGGCCTACGCCCAGGAAGCAGCGGTCAACCACGGAAAACAGTGGCCCGGCTACAAGCTGGTGGAGAGCCGCACCAATCGCAAGTACACCGATGAGGATGCCGTTGTCGCTGCTGCCCGTGCGGCCGGGTATACCGACATCTTCAAGAAGTCCCTCATTCCCATCACCGAGATGGAGAAGCTCATGGGCAAAAAGACCTTTGCCGAGGTGCTCGGCAGTCTGGTCATCAAGCCCAAAGGAAAGCCGACGCTCGTTTCCGCATCCGACCGGCGTCCGGCTATTACGACCACGGGTGCAAAACAAGACTTTACCGACTATAAAGGAGAACTGTAATTATGGCTAACAAGATGAATTCGACCAAAGTTGTGACCGGCGTTGTCCGCCTGTCCTACGCAAACGTGTGGGAGCCTGCCTCCATCAACGGCAGCAACCCCAAGTATTCCGTGTCCCTCATTATTCCGAAATCCGATAAGCAGACCCTCGACGCCATCAACGCCGCCGTGGACGCTGCCATCAAGGAGGGCATCGCCAAGTTCGGCGGGAAGATCCCCAACAAGGCGGCTCTGAAGCTCCCGCTCCGTGACGGCGATACCGAGCGTGATGATGAAGCCTACAAGAACAGCTTCTTCGTAAACGCCAACAGCACCACCGCGCCCCAGATCGTGGACCGCAGCGTCCAGCCGATCCTTGACCGCTCCGAGGTGTATTCCGGCTGCTACGCCAGAGTGTCCGTCAACTTCTACGCCTTCAATTCCAACGGTAACCGCGGCATCGCCTGTGGTCTTGGCAACATCCAGAAGGTTCGTGACGGTGAGCCTCTCGGCGGCAAGTCCTCTGCGGCTGACGATTTCGCCACCGACCTGGACGACGACTTCCTGTCCTGAGAAAGGAGTGCAACACAATGGAACTGATTCAGAACATCCTGGTAACCGCCCTCCTTGGCATCTGGGCCTGCCTCAGCATCGGCTTCTTCGTTTGGTTGGTGCAGGGCATCAGCAATGACCACAAGCGTGAAAAGCGTGAGAAGGAACAGGCTTCCCGTGACCTGGAATACCACGAGAAGCGCATGAAGGAATTGAAGTAACCCCAGACGGCTCTGTGGGTGGCAGAAATTGACCTCTGCCACCCATATTCCGTAGGAAGGAATGCGTATGAAAACACTTAGCATCGATATTGAGACATTCTCCTCAGAGAACCTCACCAAATGCGGCGTGTACCGCTACGCCGAAGCCCCAGACTTTGAGGTGCTGCTCTTCGGCTACTCCGCAGACGGTGCACCGGTGCAGGTCGTGGATCTGACTGCCGGAGAAACGCTTCCTGCCGATGTCCGCTCTGCGCTGACCGACCCTGCCGTGACCAAATGGGCGTTCAACGCACAGTTTGAGCGTGTGTGTCTGTCCCGCTATCTTGGATACCCAACCGGACAATATCTCGACCCGTCCTCCTGGCACTGCACGATGGTCTGGGCGGCAACGCTGGGACTGCCGCTTTCACTGGAAGGCGTCGGTGCCGTGCTGGGTCTGGAAAAGCAGAAACTCAAAGAAGGCAAAGACCTCATCCGTTATTTCTGCACTCCGGCAAAAGCAAGAGACGGTTCGCTTATTCGACATTATCCGACAGATGCGCTGGAAAAATGGTCGCTTTTCAAAGCCTACAACCTTCGGGATGTGGAAACGGAAATGTCCATTCAGCAGAAGCTCTCCAAGTTTCCGGTCACGGAATCTGAGTGGCGTAACTACACCCTCGACCAGCAGATCAATGACCGGGGCATCATGCTCGACCGCACCCTCGTCACCCAGGCGATTCGCTGTGATGAACGCTTCAAGCGGACGCACATGGAGCAGGCTCGCTCCGTCACCGGCTTGGATAACCCCAACAGTCCGGTGCAGCTCAAGGCGTGGCTTGCCGAAAAAGGCGTGGAGGCAGATTCACTCTCCAAAGCCGCTGTGGCAGATATGCTCGAAAAAGCGGACGGTGAAGTGGAGCTGGCGCTCTCCTTGCGTCAGGAGCTTGCAAAAAGCAGCGTCAAGAAATACACGGCCATGCAGACCGTGGTGGGTTCGGATGACCGTGCCAGAGGGCTCATCCAGTTTTACGGGGCCAACCGCACCGGTCGCTATGCCGGTCGGCTCATCCAGGTGCAGAACCTGCCGCAGAACCATCTGCCGGATCTGGACACCGCACGGGCACTGGTCCGCAGCGGCAATACGGACGCCGTGGAAATGCTCTATGACTCCGTGCCGCTGGTACTGTCCGAGCTTATCCGCACCGCCTTTGTGCCGAAACCCGGCTGCCGCTTTTATGTGGCAGACTTCTCCGCCATCGAGGCGAGGGTCATCGCATGGATCGCCGGAGAGCATTGGCGGCAGGATGTTTTTGCAAACGGTGGCGACATTTACTGCGCTTCCGCTTCGCAGATGTTCCATGTCCCCGTGGAAAAGCACGGTGTGAACGGGCATCTGCGGCAGAAAGGCAAAATTGCCGAGCTGGCTCTTGGCTACGGTGGCTCCGTAGGTGCGCTGAAAGCAATGGGCGCACTGAACTACAGCTTACAGGAAGAAGAACTGAAACCGCTGGTGGATGCCTGGCGTTTGTCCAACCCCCATATTACAAAGTTCTGGTGGGATGTGGACAAAGCAGCTTCCACCTGCGTCCGAGAGCGAACTGCCACAGAAACACACGGCATTCGCTTCTATTATCAAAGCGGCATGATGTTCGTGGTGCTGCCTTCCGGCAGACGGCTCGTGTATGTGAAGCCGAAAATGGGTCTGAACCGCTTCGGCAATGAGTCCGTGACCTATGAAGGTGTCGGCGAACAGAAAAAGTGGCTGCGGCTGGAAAGCTACGGACCCAAGTTCGTGGAGAACATCGTCCAGGCAACAGCAAGGGACATTCTTGCGGAAGCTATGCTCCGGCTGAATGCTGCCGGGTACCGCATCGTCATGCACGTCCACGATGAAGCGGTCATCGAAGCACCGCCGGATACTTCTTTGGAGAATATCTGCTCCGTCATGGGGCAAACGCCCACTTGGGCATCGGGGCTTCTGCTCCGGGCAGACGGTTATGTCTGCGATTTTTATAAGAAAGACTGAGGTGACCCAAATGGGAGTCAATAAATTTAATTGCGAGGGGTATTACGACCCCACTGCCTACGAGGCACTGACGAAGATCGAGCAGGAAGCCAAGGCACTTCGAGCCTTCCGTCCTGTGGTGTATATCTGCTCTCCGCTGGCCGGGGATATGTTGAAGAACCAGGAGAACGCCCGTACTTACTGCCGCTTCGCCGTGGAAGCCGGGTGCGTACCCATCGCACCGCACATCTATTTCACCCAATTCATGAATGACAATGACCGCAGGGAGCGTGACTTGGCACTGTTCATGGACATCGTCCTACTCTCCAAATGCGCCGAGCTGTGGGTGTTTGGAGAGAAAATCACCAGCGGCATGAGCATCGAGATCGAGAAAGCAAAACGAAAAGGTCAGCTTATCCGTTACTTTACCGAAAACTGTGAGGAGGTACACAGATGAAGATCGCAGTCGGCAATAGCCGCATGGATAAAAAGTGGAAGAACCAGGACATCTCCTGGGCGGATCTCTGCGCCCGCTGCGGCAGCACCATCCGCACCACGGAAACGGTCGAAGAATACCGCAAGCTGAAAAAGGGTCAGCAGGACGGCATCAAGGATGTGGGCGGTTTTGTCGGAGGGCATCTCCGGGAAGGTCGCCGCAAAAACGGCATGGTGCTGTGCCGCTCTCTGCTCACGCTGGATATGGACTACGGCACCCCGGATATCTGGGATGAAATTACGCTGTTCCACGATTTCAAGTGCTGCGTCTATTCCACCCATAAACACACGCCGGAGCATCCCCGCCTTCGTCTGCTTATCCCGCTGAAACGGGAGATCAGCGAGGAGGAATATCCGGCAGTCGCCCGCATGGTGGCAAAGGAGATCGGCATTGACCTCTTTGACGATACCACCTACGAGGCATCCCGGCTCATGTATTGGCCTTCCACCTCCTCTAACGGCGAGTTTTTCTACAAGGTGCAGGACGGTGCAGAGCTTGACCCGGATGAGTACCTTTCCCACTACGATGATTGGCACGATGCCTCCACCTGGCCGGTTTCCAGCCGCCAGTCCGAGGCGGTGCAGCACAGCATCGCCCAGCAAGCTGACCCGCTGACAAAGCCGGGTGTGGTGGGTGCTTTCTGCCGAGCCTATACCGTGGAGGAAGCCATCGATGCCTTTCTCTCGGAAGTGTATGCGCCGTCTGCGATGAACGGCCGTTACGACTATATCCCCGCCGATTCGTCTGCCGGTGTCATCGTCTACGACGGCAAGTTCGCATACAGCCACCATGCCACCGACCCGGTCTGCGGTCGGCTGCTGAACGCTTTTGACCTGGTGCGCCTGCACCGCTTCCGTGACCTGGACGATAAGTGTGCCCCAGATACTGCACCCGGCAAGCTGCCGTCCTTCCAGGCCATGTCGGATTTTGCCCTCAAGGACGAGAAGGTCAAAGCGGTGTTTGCCGAGGAGCGCAAAGCCCAGGCAAACGAGGAGTTCTCCGACGAGGACTGGCAGAAAGCCTTGGAGCTGGACAAGGCCGGCAAGGTGAAAAACACGCTGCAGAACCTCACCGTGATCCTCATGAACGACCCGCTTCTGAAACCGCTGGTGTTCAATCAGCTTCTGGACGGCATGGAGATCAAGGGCGATGTGCCTTGGCGGCACCCCTCGAAATTCTGGCGGGATGCGGATGACGCCCAGCTTATCAGCTATGTGGATTCCCACTACGGCACCTTCTCCGCTCGAAACTATGACATTGCCGTGGCGAAGGTTACGGACGACCGCTCCTACCATCCCATTCGGGAGTTCATTGAAAATCTGCCGGAGTGGGACAAGGTTCCCCGTGTGGACACGCTGCTCATCGACTACCTCGGCGCAGACGATAACGAGTATGTCCGAGCTGTCACCCGGAAGACCCTCTGCGCCGCCATCAAGCGGGTGCTGTATCCCGGCTGCAAATTTGACTCCATGCTTGTGCTGAACGGTCCCCAGGGTGTCGGCAAAAGCACCCTCATTGCAAAGCTGGCCGGAGAGTGGTTCTCCGACAGTCTGAACCTGGGCGACACCAAGGACAAGACCGCTGCAGAGAAATTGCAGGGGTACTGGATCTTGGAGATCGGCGAACTGGCGGGGCTGAAAAAAGCCGAGGTGGAGACGCTGCGCTCCTTCCTCTCCCGCCAGAACGATATTTACCGTGCTGCTTTTGGCAAGAGAGCCACACCGCATCTGCGCCAGTGCGTGTTCTTCGGCACAACCAACGCCGAGTCCGGCTATCTGCGGGACACCACCGGAAACCGTCGCTTCTGGCCGGTCAAGACGCCGGGTACGGGCATCAAGCACTCCTGGGATCTGACCCCAGAGCTCATCTGCCAGATCTGGGCGGAAACGCTGGCGTATGTGAAACAGGGCGAGAATCTCTATCTGAGCACCGAATTGGAAGCCCTGTCGAAGGCAGAACAGCGGGAGGCAATGGAGTCCGATGAGCGTGAAGGGCTTGTCCGGCTGTATCTCGACACGCTGCTCCCGGAGGATTGGGACGGCATGGACATCTTCGAGCGCCGCAACTTCCTCACAGGCAGCGACTTCGGCGATACCCAAAAGCATGGTACGGTCAAGCGCACCCAGGTGTCCAACATGGAGATTTGGTGCGAGTGCTTCGGCAAGGAACGTGCCAATATCCGCAGAACGGACAGCAACGAGCTGACCGCCATCCTTGCCCGTCTTGGCTGGAAGCGGCTGGACAGCAAGGTGCGTATCCCGCTTTACGGTCCGCAGTATGTCTTTGTTCCCAAGGAGTGTTCCTAATGAAAATGACTGCACCCGACATCCTTCGGAACAGGTTCCGGGGAGAAGCATATCCGCTCGGCACATTTATGGGAACACCCCATGGGAACGGCGGCGGCCCCATAAGTACCAAAGAAAACAGGCGGTCTTGTTCCTGTGTTCCTAACCTTTCTTATATATCGAAAGAAGAAGGAATAAAGAGCAACAAGCACGCAATACCCGCATTTGCGCACGTAAAGGACTTTTCGGGTTTTGAGAACACAGGAGGTCAGTATGCGTGAGAAAACGATAGAAGCAAAGCTGGTGCAGGCTGTACGCACAAAAGGCGGTCTTGCACTGAAATTTACAAGTCCAGGTTTCGATGGAGTACCGGACCGTCTGGTACTCCTGCCCGGCGGCAGAATCGCCTTCATTGAGTTGAAAGCACCGGGCAAAACACTCCGCCCTCTGCAAGTAAGGCGAAAAAGGCAGTTAGAAGCACTCGGCTTTTCGGTGTACTGCATCGATAGCCCCGAACAGATTGGAGGGATACTCAGTGAAATACAAGGCGCATGACTACCAGACGTATGCCACGAACTTCATCCTGGAGCATCCAATCTCCGCTGTATTCCTCGACATGGGTCTTGGTAAGAGCATCATCACGCTTTCCGCCATCTTCGACCTTTGCCTCGACAGTTTTCTGGTTCGCAAGGTGCTGGTCATCGCTCCGCTGCGTGTCGCCAGAGATACATGGCCTGCGGAAATCCACAAGTGGGATCATCTGCATGGGCTGACCTACTCGGTGGCTGTCGGTACAGAAGCAGAGCGCAAGGCGGCACTCCGGCAGCGGGTCAGCGTGTACATCATCAACCGGGAGAATGTCCAGTGGCTCATTGAGGAGAGCGGCATCCCTTTCGACTACGACATGGTGGTCATCGATGAGCTGTCCTCCTTCAAGAGCTATCAGGCAAAGCGGTTCAGAACTCTTCTGAAAGTCCGTCCCGGCATCAAGCGCATCGTGGGCCTGACCGGCACGCCAAGCAGCAACGGTCTTATGGATCTGTGGGCGGAGTTTCGCATCCTCGATATGGGCAAGCGGCTCGGTCGGTTCATCACCCATTACCGCAACACCTTCTTCCGCCCGGACAAGCGCAACGGACAGGTGGTGTTCAGCTACAAGCCGCTGCCCGGTGCGGAGGAACAGATCTACGATGCCATCTCCGACATCACCATCTCCATGAAAGCCGTCGACCATTTGGATATGCCGGAGTGCGTTCATAATGACGCCATTGTGACGCTATCCGAAACAGAGCGCAAAGCCTACGATGCCATGAAACAAGACCTGGTTATCTCGCTGAAAGGCGAAGAAATCGATGCCGGGAACGCCGCAGCACTTGCGAATAAGCTCTCCCAGATGGCAAACGGAGCAGTCTACGGAGAGGACAAGCGTGTGTTTCAGATACACGACCGCAAGCTGGATATGCTGGAGGATCTCATCGAAGCCGCAAATGGGAAACCCGTCCTTGTGGCGTACTGGTTCAAGCACGACCTGGAGCGCATCTCCGAGCGGCTCCACAAACGACACATCCCGTTCAGTCTGCTGGACGATTCCGACAGCATCCGCAGATGGAACAGCGGTGAGCTGCCCGTGGCACTCATCCACCCGGCTTCTGCCGGTCATGGGCTGAACCTACAGGCAGGCGGCTCGACCCTCATCTGGTTTGGGCTGACCTGGTCGCTGGAGCTTTACCAGCAGACCAACGCCCGACTGTGGCGACAGGGACAGACCGCCGATACCGTGGTCATTCACCACATTATTGCCAAAGGCACCATCGACGAGCGCATCATGACTGCGCTCCGTAAAAAAGAAAAGACCCAGACCGCACTCATCGATGCGGTCAAGGCCAACTTGGAGGGATGAGAATGGAAACCTGTTATACAAACCTCGCAAACGCCATTATTCTGGCGGCAGCGAAAGACCATCGCCGTGCGCTGCGCCGTTTGAAGAAATACCCCTGGGACAAGGATGCCGAATCCGTCAGAAAGGATTGTGAGCGGTTTTTCCGCTCCGGCTGGTTTCAGACGCTTACTTCTCTGGACGGTGAGGTGCTGATCGAAAAACTCCACCGGGAGGTGTACGGCGTATGACGGCAAAGGAATATCTCAGTCAGGCATACCGCCTCGACCAGCGTATCGATTCCAACATTGCGGAGATCACCCGCCTGCGGGAAATGGCCTGCGGTATCTCCTCGCCGTCCTGGGAGGAAAAAGTGCAGACCTCTCGCAACACGGAGGCTCCCTTCGTGCGGTGCCTGGAAAAGATCATGGACCTTGAAAAAGCGGTCAACAGTGAGATTGACACCCTCGTTGACTTGAAACGGCAGATCCGCACGACTGTGGACACCGTTGCCAATGTCAACGAGCGCATGGTTCTCCGCTACCGCTACATCCACAACATGACCTGGGAGCAGATTGGCGGAGAACTGAACGCAGACGAAAGCACCATCCGCAGATGGCACAAGGCAGCGCTTTCGGCGGTGGTTGTACCCACCGACCCGATTCGGATCTGAAAGACGCCGGAAATACCCGCCTTTGTCGGTAGATGCCCACCTCGACATTATGATATGATATAATCAGCGAAAAAGAATCGAGGACAGCCTCATGGGAGCAATCCCGTGGGGCTTTTCTTATGCCCGAAGGAGGTGAGCAAATGCCCAAGCGACCACTCAGACCCTGCTCTCATCCCGGCTGCCCCAACCTCTGTGAAGGACAGTTTTGTGAACAGCACCGTGTGGAGGAACGCCGCAAGTACGACAAATACGAGCGCAGCTCCGATGTCAACCGCAAGTACGGCAGAGCGTGGAAACGCATCCGTGACCGCTATGCGGCAGAGCATCCTCTCTGTGAGATGTGCCTCAAAGAAGGTCGGCTGACTCCGGTACAGGAAGTTCACCACATTCTGCCCGTTTCCAAAGGCGGTACTCACGCAAGGGACAACCTCATGAGCCTTTGTCAGTCCTGCCACACCAAGATCCACCACGACCTCGGCGACCGGTAGGGGGATGAAAATCTCCGGGACCTTTTCGGTCGGGCAACGGCCCGGGGGTCCGTGTGGAAAATCGCATAAGTTTTCGGGGGAATAGACCCCGGCATGA